ACAGGCAGGATCAAGATCAGTTTTCCTGCTGGCACAAGCCCTGCGGAGGATGTGATCATCTTCCTGATGTTCCTTGTACGTTCTGACGGGGTGGTGAACACATGAGTTACGAAGTGACCGTCAGCGGACAGGATGTGTCCGTAACGATAGATCGGGGTGTTGCAGGCCGAGGGGTCAGCAACATCGCTCAAACGGGCTCAGGAGCCAACATCAACTGGGTGGTGAGCTACTCAGACGGGACGACCCAAACGCTCGGCCCTGTGGGCTATTCGGTCTATTCTGGTACGTCTCCGATCAACATCACGGGATCGGTGATCTCGCTGAACACCGTGCCTATTGCTTTGGGCGGTACTGGTGCGACAGACGCGGCTACTGCTAGGACGAATCTCGGTTTGGGAAGTCTGTCTCTCCAGGCGGCTAACTCGGTTGCCATCACTGGCGGGTCAGTATCAGTAGCTACGCTGAGTGCTACGGGGGCTTTCTCACTCACGGGTGATCAAGTTCAAGTCTCTGAAGGCGGCACGGGTGCGACGACTGCGCCTAGTGCAAGGACTAACCTCGGTGCTGCTGCTTCTGGAGCGAACACCGACATCACTTCTCTCACGGGGGTAACTGGTGGTGTAGGGACTGCGGACTACTACGACCTAGATACTGGAGCGACTGTCGCTAACGCTGTTGGCAGACTCTACTGGAATGGAGCCACGGGAACCGCTCAGATGGGCATGGTTGGTGGCAACGTAACCAGCCAGATCGGCCAGAGTCTGTTGGCTTATGTGGTCAACGCTGAGTCCACAACAATCGGTAAGGGACAAGCGGTCTATCTCTTCCAGGCTCAAGGCAACAAGGCTTCAGTAAAACTAGCCAACAACACTGGAGACCCGACCTCTGCCAAGACATTGGGTCTTGCTGCTGAAAATATTCCTGCTGGTCAGGCTGGCTTTGTTCTGTGCCAAGGTGTCTTAGAAGGAGTCAATACCAGCGCTTACGCTGAAGGCGACACTCTATATCTCGGCTCTAGCCCAGGTTCTCTGACAAGCGTTAAGCCTGCTGCGCCTAACCATCTTGTTTATTTTGGTGTAGTCGAGAGGGCTAACGCTGGCAACGGCCAAATCTATGTCCGCGCCCAGAACGGATATGAGCTAGATGAGATTCACGATGTCCAGATCACTGCTCCGACATCTGGTCAGATTCTGATCTACAACGGAACTCTGTGGCAGAACCAGAGTTACTTCCTAGCCAAGACAGGCTATTCTGTTGGTGGGACTGTTACTCAAGCTACCAGTAAAAATACTGCCGTAACGCTCAATGCGCCAAGCGGTCAGGTTGTAGTGAATGCCTCAAATCTTTTGGTTGGAGCCATTGCTAGGTTTACACTTAACAACACATCGATTGAAGCCAACGATGTTGTTGTAGTGAACAGGAAATCTGGTGGCGGTGATTCCTCGTATCATGTGTGGACCGACAGTGTTTCTGCGGGTTCTTGTGGAATTTGCATTGAAAACGTCAGTGGCGCTCCTTTGGCGCAATCAATCACTTTAGGATTTGTCGTCATCAAAGCGACGGTGTAAGGAAAGAAAATGCCTCAAACGACTATTCTTGCTGCTGGTCAAAGTGCTGCAAATTCTGTGGACATCGTTGTTCCTCAGTACACGGCATTCACGGTAGCACTGTTCTCTGCATCATCGATTCCTTCTGCATTTAGCTTTACGCTGTATCAGAAGACTCCGAGTGCAAGTGTCAAGGTGGCGACTTTGAGTACTGAAGTTCCTTCGCTTTCTTTGACAAGCCCTGGAACTTTCTTTGTTGCTCGACCAGACATTAGTTCTGGTGGTGTGAACGTAGGCATCTTTACCGAGTCCTGACATGCTGGTAAAAGCAACAGTTCGACCAACTGTTCAGCCTGTTGTAACCAACCCGGTTGCAACGGTTGGTATCACTGGATTGGTGTCTGAAGCTGATCCGATCCTTGGCCCATCTGTTGATAGAACTTTGGTACTTGAGTTTTCCAATATGGACAATTCATACGCCACTGGTGTTACGTTGGATTTAGATTTCATCAATTTGAGTTATCAAAGATGGAGACTGCCAACGGAACAAGGTTTGTTCTTGGTACAGGTGTAATATGCCTCTGATTGCAAAATCGTTCTCAAATCTCATCACGTTTACCCGTGCGAGTACGGCAACGTATTTTGCGGCTAATGGTGTATTGACTTCTGCGGCAAACAACGAACCAAGATTTGATTACGATCCGACGACTTATCTTGGTCGCGGCATTTTGATTGAAGAGTCCCGCACCAATTCCATCCGCAACAACACGATGGTGGGGGCTGTTGCTGGTACGCCGGGGACACTGCCGACGAATTGGGTAGTTAATAATACGGGTGGTTTGACAACCAATGTCATAGGCGTCGGTATTTCTGCGGGTATCAACTACGTTGATTTACAAGTAGTCGGCACATCTACTGGCACGATTTACCAATTGTCTTTTGATGCCAATTCGCAAATATCTGCTTCTGCTGGTCAGTCATGGGCAGGATCGTTTTGGGTTGCGCAAACAGCAGGAACAACAGGCGGAATTACGGGGACCAACGTCAGAGTAAGCGCTAGAGATTCTGGCGGCTTAACACTTGCCACAAACGATTCAGCAGCGATTACGTTGACCGGAACTCTTGCAAGATACGCATCTGTATATGCATCTCTGCCTGCCAGCACAGCGTTTGTTCAAGCATCTCTGCGTCTTGGATTGACCAACGGCGCAGCCATTGACATCACCCTCCGCATCGGCCTGCCCCAGCTAGAACTTGGTGCCTTCGCAACGAGCGTGATCCCCACCACGACCACAGCCCTCACGCGCTCTGCTGATGACGCGAGGGTGAATGTGCTGTCGCCTTGGTATAACCAGTCAGCGGGCACGTTGTTTGTGGAGCGGATTCGAGGTCCACTAGATGCGACGGTTGCACGGCGATATGTGAATATCTCTGACGGCACTTTCGGCACAAACGTAGCGATTCAAAATCTACAAGGGGCTAGCGGAAGTTCAAACAACGTTTCCTATATAGCTGGGGTTTCTGACTTTGCGCCAAATCCGGCTGGTAATTCTGCTGAAGGCGCAATAGTTAAAACAGCGACGGCTATTGACGGGACTGGAAAAGCAATGTGTAGAGACGGAGGCACTGTTTCAACAAGTGCAGTTTTGCCTGCGTTGTCAGGCATGACAACAATGTTTATTGGAGGCAATGGCAACCTGCCTGGAAATTGTGACACTTGGATTCGCCGCATCACCTACTACCCTCGGAGGCTCAGTAACGCTGATCTCCAAACCATAACTACTTAACGGGAGGAGAAGATCATGGCACTCGTTACTAAAAACTTCGGCGACATCATCACCTTCACCCGTGCCAGCACGGCCACGTACTTCGACAGCACGGGCACCCTGCAGAGCGCAGCCATTGACGCCCCACGCTTCGACTACGACCCCAGTACGCTGGCGGCTCAGGGGCTGCTGATTGAGGAGAGTAGGACGAACAGCATCCGCAACAACACGATGGTCGGGGCGGTAGCGGGAACGCCGGGGACGTTGCCGACGAATTGGTCGATTTTTACTTCGTTGACAGGGCTGACGCGAGAGGTTGTCGGAACTGGTACTGAAAACGGAATTGACTATATTGATTTTCGTTTAAGCGGCACCCCTAGCGCGGCAGGAAGCTACAACTTTCACTTTGACGCTATCACAGCCGTTGCTGCTTCAGTGGGTCAAGTATGGACACTTAGCACTTACGCAAAACTTCAAGCGGGATCTTTTACTGGAATATCTAGCTTTCAATTAGTGCAGGTTGAATATAACTCTGCTTCTGTGTTTTTGACGCAAGGCAATTCAACAATATCCCCAACTTCTTCAGCATTAAATACTCAGCGTTTTGCTTACCCAAAAACAGTAGGCAATGCTTCTACTGCGTATTTAAGGCCTAGTTCAATCTTTAACCTAACTGGCGCAGCCATCGACATCACCCTCCGCATCGGCCTGCCCCAGCTAGAACTCGGTGCCTTCGCAACGAGCGTGATCCCCACCACCACCACCGCGCTGACCCGTGCAGCCGATGTGGCGTCGGTGAATACGCTTAGCCCTTGGTTTAATGCGAGTGAGGGGACGTTGTATGCGGAGTACAACATTCCTGTTGCTGTGCAAAATCAAAATGCCGTCGCACTAACGGACGGCACCAATAACAACCGAATGATTATTCGCGCTGCCAACTCAAGCACGCAAACAATATTTATCGGCGTGGATACGTCTGTTACACAATGGAGTGCAGCATTAGCCGCTGCACCAACTAATGCAACAACAAAATCGTCTTTTGCGTATGCCACAAACGATATTGCTTGGGTTCGCAACGCAGGAACTGTAGGCACTGATGCGACGGCAACTATTCCAACTGTTAATCAGCTAAAACTAGGCGCTGACGGCGACGGAACTTCGCGTTTAAGCGGGTGGCTTAGAAGAGTGACCTATTACCCCCGAAAATTGTCCTCAGCAGAACTTCAGGCCATCACAGCATGACCTACGACCCCTTCGACCCCTTCAACGCCCTGATTGAGGAAACCGACCCAGCAGTGCTGACGGCGGGCCATGAGTGGGTCAAGCAACAGTTTTACGAGGACGACACCATGTACTTTGACTTCTTCCTGAAATTCGCTGACGAAGCCGAGGCCAACGCGGCGCTGTTCACCGAGCAGACCAACGTCGATGGTGACATCGTGGAGACGGTGCTGGTGCCCAAGTACTCCGCTGTTGACGTGATTGGCACGATCTACAAGCCCACGGGCAACGTGCTGCCTGCTGAGGACGAAAGCGGCGAAGCGGTGGATGAGATGGCTCCGATTGATGGCTGGCATGTCAATGTGCGGCATACTGAGCCTGTGCCGGAATTGGAGCAATTCCAAGTCTTTCCCAAAACCCCTGGGCGTATGTGGGCCTAAGATGTCAGAAGATTTGCTTTCTCACAAATTGCAGGTTCTCCACGAAGATGTGGGGGAAATGAAATCTGTTCTGAAAGACCTGACGGCGGCGATTACAAAACTTGCTTTGATTGAAGAGCGCCAAACCCAAGCAGCAGCAGCTCAGGAACGGGCTTTCCAGGCTCTAGAGCGCGTTGAACAGCGAGTCTCATCCCTAGAGGCTTACGTCCCTGCAAACAAGCGTGTAAACGTTTGGTTGGATAGATTCCTCTGGGGAGCTATCGGTTTACTGCTTATGTTTATCGCTAAGAAAACGGGGCTAGCGTAATGGAACCGGACCCGATCAAACTTCTCAAGGCCCAGGCTGCGGTCGAACTAGACCGCCTGGAGGCGCAAGCCACTGCCCGAGAAGTGGCAAGCAAGGCTATCGGCAAAGAAGCCTTGCTGTGGATTTTTCTGCTGGTTCTTGTGGGCGTTGCTGCTTCTGCTTTTCTTGATGCTAATGCTCTACCTGCCGTGATCGGACTAGTAGCTACAGCGACGATGGCATTGATTCAAATGGTGTCAGGGATCGTCAATGAGGTGAAGAAGGAAGAGAAGCCTGAGATCACCATCATCAAGGAACTGATTGCCCGTCTAGACAAAGACGAAGCCCCAATGCGTGTAGACGTAAACGACGGCAAAGTCACCGTTAGCAAGGGTGACGATACGGTCACCACAAGGAGTTAAGGATGCTGTCTCTCCTCTCAACGCTCGGTGGTTTGCTGATCAGCGGCCTGCCGAAGCTGCTGGACTTCTTCCAAAACAAGGCCGACCAGAAGCATGAACTGGCTCTGGCCCGCGTCCAGATTGAGAGGGAGTTGCAACTAGCGGCTCAAGGCTTTGCCGCCCAGGCGCGGATGGAGGAGATCAGGACAGATCAGATTGCCATGCAAACCGAGGCGCAGATGACCGAGGCGGCGCTTAGGCATGATGAGAAGGTGCTGGACCGCGCAAGCAAGTGGGTCGCCAACTACGTTGGAACAGTTCGCCCTACCGTAACCTACATCTTTATCCTTGAACTTGTTGCCATTAACGCGGCTATTGCTTGGTATGCGTTCAATCAACCTGGGCTAGTAAACAACGTGGATGATTTGATCCGCATCACCACGGTTATCTTTAGCGACGATGAAATGGCAATGCTTGGTGGAATTATTGGATTTTGGTTTGGGACTCGCAGTTGGGGTAAGAAGTGAAACTAAGTCCTGTCGGTGCAGAACTGATGCACCGATTTGAAGGCTTCCGTACCAAGCCATATCTTTGCCCAGCGCACATCTGGACGATTGGTTACGGTCACGTTTTGTATCAAGAGCAGATCAGACTGCCTGTAGTTCGTGTAGGCGACTACCGAGGCGTGATCCGCAAAGAGTTCCCGCTGCGCCCTGAAGACAATCGCGCCTGGACTAAAGATGAGATTGAAAAGCTCTTCAGCGAAGATGTCGCATCTTTTGAGCGTGGTGCTCTTCGACTGTCTCCTAATCTGGTTGGTCGTCAAGGCGCATTTGACGCTGTGGTCTCTTTTGCCTTTAACGCTGGGCTAGGGAACTACCAAAGAAGCACTATCCGCATGAAGAACAATCGTGGCGACTTCACAGGTGCTGCGGAAGCCTTTATGATGTGGACTAAGGGTGGCGGCAAAGAGCTACCGGGCTTAGTAAGAAGAAGACAAGCCGAAAAAGATTTGTTTCTCCTGTCGGCTGCAAAGCCTTAAAGCCTCTTCGGAGGCTTTTTTTTCGCCCACTCGGCCATGATGTACTTCTCTAGATACTCGCGGCCAGATTTACCTCTAGCTTTTTCAATACCCTCAAGGTACGTTTTACGGTTTCCTTTTGGCATTGAGAGGACGAATCTGGCTTCACACTCTGCTCGGTGATGCTCTCGACTGTCGTAAATCTGTGCTGATTCGCGCATTCGCGCCTCCTTTTCCCCCCTCGCGTTTCAAGTACAAACGTCCAGACTCCGCACGTTGGACAGCGCATGTTTTCTTCGATCCTCGTAAAAGATTCCCAAGTCCCAGACGCTAGACACAGTTTTCCGCATCTTTGCTTTTGAGCGTTTGTTGTACTCTTGTCTGCTCAGTTTAGGAGGCTTCTTAGCTTCTTTACCTGGGCCATAAGCGTAGAGGGCGCGAGGATACAGCCTTCCACCATCTTCGTCACGCCGATAGCCTGAGATGTGATAGTGGTCACATCCCTGAAGAGCGGCGGCTATCTGGTTAACGTGCTTAATCTTTAACTGCTCTGCCAACTCTCTGGCTGTCATGGGGCCAAGTTCTTGGAGGAGAGTCAGGATTCTCAATCTTATAGGGACAGGGGCCGGAGCCTGTGAATGGCGACATCCAAACTTGCCATTGCCCAGACGGAAAGGTCCGTCTTTGGCAGCCAAAACATCTGTCATCAAGCCACGATCCCCAGTTTTCATCATGGTATTTAATTCCATCACATCTTGCTACGTTACTCATCAATCTTCCCCAATGCGTCTTGGATGAGTTCTCTGACTTCGATCATTGCGTCTCGAAACTGCTCGGGGTCATCAAGGTGCTTTAGAGCGTTTCTAAGCCGATTGTCAGCAGACCAGAGTGCTGCCCATGCAATGCCTGCTTTGAAAGCCTGCTCGACCTGCAAAGCCTCATCTGGCAGGTTGAACTGCATGATGACCTTCATAGGAACTGCTCAAAGTTAGGAGGCTTCCAGCCTTCAGGCTTCAGAATTTTCCCCGATGGTGCCTTCTGAAATCGTCCATCCACCTGCTTATCCGAAATGTTAGATCGATGAAGCTCTGCCCAGGCACTACCAAGGCGAGGCCCAACAAGCGTATAAGCCAGACAAAGAGATACCCAAGCAAGATCAAGTGATGCATCAAGAAGCTCGACAGGGTTCGCATCAAGGTCAATCGGTTCTTTCCTAATGGAGAAAGACGCGCCATCAAGGACTCCTATTGCTCTGCGTAGCTCTACGGATAGAGAAGGACACTCGAGAGCCTCAAGCATCTCTTTAGCCTCTTCTAGGACTAGAGAGGTGTAGAGTTCTGTGTGGTATTGGTGGCCTACACCCTCTACCCACTGCTCAACCGATTCGATTGGATTCATCCAGCTTCTCCATGATGCGCCTCAGATAGATCGCAAGATCAAGGCTTTCTTCGTAGGCATGCTGAACCCATTGGCGTAGTTCCAGCGGATTCTCAGATACGGTGGTGCCGTACTTAGCGACCCCGATCTGTTGCCTGCGAACAATGTCTACGCAGACTCGGCCTTCAGTTCCTGTTGCTGGCATAGGAGGATACTTATAGATGTTGGATGCGGTGAACATGCTTTTTGAGTAACCAGCGGTCCCCCAGGCGGATCACCGAGCGCACCCATGCGCGTTGGTTGTGGCGATCCAAGTGAGGAATACCGCAGTGGAAAAGAGACTTTGCGTGTCTCAGGAGTTGTTTAGTACTCATAGATTTCAACCCAATCAATAGCCAGGATGTCGTCAGAACGTAGGTTGCAATACGCAAGATGCGTAAGGAAGTTGATGCTGATGAAGTCTGTTCCATGCCATGCTTTTCGACGGACTTTCTTCCCGTCTTTCATCGCCAGCAGAGCCATGCTGAAGCACATCTCTCCTGTAGCGGCGTCATAAAAGTGCTTCATCGGCTTCCCTAAGAATTTGGTCTTGCAGTTCTTTCTTGGTAGGTGGTTTGACCGTACCGAAAGGCCAGCAAGGCGGGGCGTTCTTGGATTTGGTTCCGTCAGGTTTAGTGAACATGATCAATCCTAAAATGGGATGTCGCTCTCATCATCCCAATCATCATCACGGGTGCCCTTCTTCGCCCCAGCGGTCTTCTCTGCTTTGCCCACAAACTCCAAGGTGTCGATGGTTGCACGAAGGTTGTGGTAGGTCTTGCCGTCTTTGCCCTCATAAACCTCAATGTGGATGTCCTTCATGTCCACAAAGATCAGCGTTCCCTTGCCAAGAAACGGAGCCAGCGAGTCAGCCCTATCGCCAAACAACGAGGCTTGAATCCACTGCGAAGGCTTCTTGCCGTCACGATCCTTCTGTCCGTAGTTGTAAGCCAGGACCAAGTTTGCCACGGTAACGCCGCTACGGGTAGAGCGAATCTCGGCATCCTTACCCAAACGACAATTTCCAATCAATCGCATCATTCTTCCTTTAATTGATATTCGGCAAAGTGCTTGCCGTTGCGTTGTTTCATAACCTGTCGGATGTCGTAGCCTGCTTTGCGTAGTTCATGGATACGCGCAGCAAGACGAAAACACCCAACTTTTTGCAGGGCATCCTGTGGTGTTACAGGACCCTGTCGGAGAAGTTCAACTAACTGATGGGCTTGCGATTCCATTAAGTTTCTCCACAATCAAATCAACCTCAGTCAAGAACTGAGAGACTTCATTCTCAAGTTCTTTGATCTTGTGAGCATCGGTGTTTACCCTATAGATCGCCAACTGGAGGTGCTCAGGGAACCTTGGATCGAATGACACGAAGTCGCACCAAGGCCGACCAGTACACGCCATCTGCCAGTACATCTGAGGCAGGTAATCTGGGTCCGCTGATCCACGAATCAGGTTGTCCAGATGGGTCGCCGAGTTAGGACACTTGATCTCAATCAGACCTTCCCCTGGGAAGCCATCAGGAGACGCGCCAGACATCGGAATTGTCGGATGGTCAATGAACCCTACGTCCTCAATCAGTTGACCAGTGCGGTTCTCATATGCAAGTTTTGCATAGGGTTCCTGATCGATGCCGTGCTGCATAGCAGCGTTGGTAAAGCCTTCCTTTTTAGACCCGGTGAGTCGCTCAAGGGCAAGCTCGACAGCGTAGTTCTTTCGAGAAGCTGAAGCACCAGTTTTGGTCTTGGCAACGATGTCTTTAATCCGAGACGCAGTTGCTTTACCAACGCGGGCTAGAAACCATTCAGGCGTCTGTTGCATTTTCTTCCTTGATAGCAATTTCCCGTACAACACCCCTCCACGGAAGATTTTGTGCAAGGGTCGGGCCAAGGTTGACCCTCAGTGCTGCTTCGAGTGGAGTATCTGCACCTAGATACCAATGATCTCCATCCCAGTAGGAGAATCTCAGCAATGGTTCGTTTTTCCATGTCCGAAATTTCCTTTCATAGACCCCTACCAGTTTTCATCATGGTATTTAATTCCATCACATCTTGCTACGTTACTCATCAATCTTCCCCAATGCGTCTTGGATGAGTTCTCTGACTTCGATCATTGCGTCTCGAAACTGCTCGGGGTCATCAAGGTGCTTTAGAGCGTTTCTAAGCCGATTGTCAGCAGACCAGAGTGCTGCCCATGCAATGCCTGCTTTGAAAGCCTGCTCGACCTGCAAAGCCTCATCTGGCAGGTTGAACTGCATGATGACCTTCATAGGAACTGCTCAAAGTTAGGAGGCTTCCAGCCTTCAGGCTTCAGAATTTTCCCCGATGGTGCCTTCTGAAATCGTCCATCCACCTGCTTATCCGAAATGTTAGATCGATGAAGCTCTGCCCAGGCACTACCAAGGCGAGGCCCAACAAGCGTATAAGCCAGACAAAGAGATACCCAAGCAAGATCAAGTGATGCATCAAGAAGCTCGACAGGGTTCGCATCAAGGTCAATCGGTTCTTTCCTAATGGAGAAAGACGCGCCATCAAGGACTCCTATTGCTCTGCGTAGCTCTACGGATAGAGAAGGACACTCGAGAGCCTCAAGCATCTCTTTAGCCTCTTCTAGGACTAGAGAGGTGTAGAGTTCTGTGTGGTATTGGTGGCCTACACCCTCTACCCACTGCTCAACCGATTCGATTGGATTCATCCAGCTTCTCCATGATGCGCCTCAGATAGATCGCAAGATCAAGGCTTTCTTCGTAGGCATGCTGAACCCATTGGCGTAGTTCCAGCGGATTCTCAGATACGGTGGTGCCGTACTTAGCGACCCCGATCTGTTGCCTGCGAACAATGTCTACGCAGACTCGGCCTTCAGTTCCTGTTGCTGGCATAGGAGGATACTTATAGATGTTGGATGCGGTGAACATGCTTTTTGAGTAACCAGCGGTCCCCCAGGCGGATCACCGAGCGCACCCATGCGCGTTGGTTGTGGCGATCCAAGTGAGGAATACCGCAGTGGAAAAGAGACTTTGCGTGTCTCAGGAGTTGTTTAGTACTCATAGATTTCAACCCAATCAATAGCCAGGATGTCGTCAGAACGTAGGTTGCAATACGCAAGATGCGTAAGGAAGTTGATGCTGATGAAGTCTGTTCCATGCCATGCTTTTCGACGGACTTTCTTCCCGTCTTTCATCGCCAGCAGAGCCATGCTGAAGCACATCTCTCCTGTAGCGGCGTCATAAAAGTGCTTCATCGGCTTCCCTAAGAATTTGGTCTTGCAGTTCTTTCTTGGTAGGTGGTTTGACCGTACCGAAAGGCCAGCAAGGCGGGGCGTTCTTGGATTTGGTTCCGTCAGGTTTAGTGAACATGATCAATCCTAAAATGGGATGTCGCTCTCATCATCCCAATCATCATCACGGGTGCCCTTCTTCGCCCCAGCGGTCTTCTCTGCTTTGCCCACAAACTCCAAGGTGTCGATGGTTGCACGAAGGTTGTGGTAGGTCTTGCCGTCTTTGCCCTCATAAACCTCAATGTGGATGTCCTTCATGTCCACAAAGATCAGCGTTCCCTTGCCAAGAAACGGAGCCAGCGAGTCAGCCCTATCGCCAAACAACGAGGCTTGAATCCACTGCGAAGGCTTCTTGCCGTCACGATCCTTCTGTCCGTAGTTGTAAGCCAGGACCAAGTTTGCCACGGTAACGCCGCTACGGGTAGAGCGAATCTCGGCATCCTTACCCAAACGACAATTTCCAATCAATCGCATCATTCTTCCTTTAATTGATATTCGGCAAAGTGCTTGCCGTTGCGTTGTTTCATAACCTGTCGGATGTCGTAGCCTGCTTTGCGTAGTTCATGGATACGCGCAGCAAGACGAAAACACCCAACTTTTTGCAGGGCATCCTGTGGTGTTACAGGACCCTGTCGGAGAAGTTCAACTAACTGATGGGCTTGCGATTCCATTAAGTTTCTCCACAATCAAATCAACCTCAGTCAAGAACTGAGAGACTTCATTCTCAAGTTCTTTGATCTTGTGAGCATCGGTGTTTACCCTATAGATCGCCAACTGGAGGTGCTCAGGGAACCTTGGATCGAATGACACGAAGTCGCACCAAGGCCGACCAGTACACGCCATCTGCCAGTACATCTGAGGCAGGTAATCTGGGTCCGCTGATCCACGAATCAGGTTGTCCAGATGGGTCGCCGAGTTAGGACACTTGATCTCAATCAGACCTTCCCCTGGGAAGCCATCAGGAGACGCGCCAGACATCGGAATTGTCGGATGGTCAATGAACCCTACGTCCTCAATCAGTTGACCAGTGCGGTTCTCATATGCAAGTTTTGCATAGGGTTCCTGATCGATGCCGTGCTGCATAGCAGCGTTGGTAAAGCCTTCCTTTTTAGACCCGGTGAGTCGCTCAAGGGCAAGCTCGACAGCGTAGTTCTTTCGAGAAGCTGAAGCACCAGTTTTGGTCTTGGCAACGATGTCTTTAATCCGAGACGCAGTTGCTTTACCAACGCGGGCTAGAAACCATTCAGGCGTCTGTTGCATTTTCTTCCTTGATAGCAATTTCCCGTACAACACCCCTCCACGGAAGATTTTGTGCAAGGGTCGGGCCAAGGTTGACCCTCAGTGCTGCTTCGAGTGGAGTATCTGCACCTAGATACCAATGATCTCCATCCCAGTAGGAGAATCTCAGCAATGGTTCGTTTTTCCATGTCCGAAATTTCCTTTCATAGACCCCTACTCGAAAAGGATCAACACCTTCAAACCACTCAGTTCTTGTTTGCATTTTTGAGTGATTGACCGTGAGTAGCCCAGAGCTTCGCCTTCATCGGGCTTGCAGGAATGGCTCCAAAAGCCTTCTGAAGGGTTTCTACGCTCTCCAAAGCGGCATCCCTAAGCCTGGGTAGTTGTTCGTCCTCAAAAGCCTTGTAGGGCGCATCTACTTCAGGCGTATCGTCTTCTGAATCGTTATCGCCTTCAGTGGGGATCGCAAAAGCCTGGAGCGCAGCGTACTTGTAGGCAGCAGACATCGCCTTGTTGGTAGCTTTGTCTGCCGAGTCCATCGCTTCACCATAGGTCTTGACGATGTGCTTTGATCCGTCTTCTGCGCTAATGAAGTCAAACTCGACCTCAACAGTGACGTAGAACAGAATCCCTCCTTTGGAAGACGGGCGCTCGGCAACCTCTCGGCTTAGTACGCGAGGCAGGATGCAAAGGCCAGCTTCTGCCATGAGAGGCGACAAAGCGTTGTAGACATCATCAATGCCGCGAAACGTATAGTTCTGTTGCTGGTTCTTGCGGTCTTTAGTAATACCTGTTTTGGCTAAAGACTTCTGAACCTGATTGATTGCTTTGTAGACTTTCATACTTTGAATTCATCAATAGAGCGACCATTGGAAATGTGAGTCTTCAGCCACTTAGCCATGATGCCGCGACCAGACCAAGTGTTGTCACCGTCCCGGTACTTGGGTACTACAGGCTTACGCTCCGACTTGACCTTGACCTTGGGTTGCTTGGCAGGCGGCTCCCAGGTTGAGACAACTTCCCTGTCCCAAAAGACCATCTTGGTATCGGTCTGGATAGGAAGCGGAAACTGGCCCTGCTTCATGTACTTATGAACCTTGCCGCGAGTAATGTCCAGCAAAGCGCAAACACCATTGATAGATAGAAACATCTTGTGTCCTTTCGTGTCTTGTGACGGTTAGATTGTGGAGGTTAAATTTTAACGTGAGAGTAGGTGTTTTCCCTAAGTTGTTGAATCCACTTCAGGGCTTTGCCAGTGCAGACTTGAGAGCCTGTAACTCGGAGAACCCTCCAGCCCAGGCACATAGCTTCCGCGTACTTCTCCGCATCTTTCTCGAAACCGGAACCTCGAGTGTGGCGGCCCCCAATCCATGTTCCGCCCTCGACCTCAACGGCCAGCATGTGAGCAGGCCAAACCATGTCTAGTCGCCACCTACGTTTAGGGTGGAACTTGTGTTCAAGCCCAGGCTCTTCTATGCCTGCTGCGCGGAGTTGGTCGAGGAGCAATAACTCTAGGTTTGACATAGGCGCTTTAGCGTTATGTTCAGGGCGTCTAATTCCGTCATTTTCCTGATCTTCCATGCGAACTTCTGTCCATGCCAACCCATGCGCGGTCCTGTATGACAGTCTGGGCATAGAGCTACGCAAATGTACTGAAGCCCTTGGACGATGTGGTGAGCATCACTGGGGGCTGGGGCGTCGCAAATTGAGCACGGGAGAGCTTTGACCAACGCCAAATGCCTACGCTCGGCAGGATTAAGTTTATTGTTCAAACACCACTCCCAGATTCATAGCCGCATAACTTTGAACATTCTCCATATACTCACCAAACTCAGATACTGACATCTGAGTTGTTGACTTTCTACGAGTGATGATCTCGCCATCAGGCAAAGTTACTTCATCGCATACGCCAAACTTACGCGCAAACATTTCGTGCCAAACGTCTGAGTCATATTGTTTTCCATTTACAAATGCCTGCTGAGAAATCGTCTTGTATAGATAACCCCACAACCTAGCGTTTTGAGCGGTATTGCGTTTAGCCTCCTCAGTAGTAACTATCAGTCGGATTGGGGTTCCTTTATCTGCAAAAGCCTGGGCGTTTCCTTTAATGACTGCACAGAATGCTGTCCAGACATCGGGGTTTCTAAGCACAAACTCTTTATACATTTGATGAAGCAATCGTATTCGTTAGGTTCGCAAAGTCGCTCAAGCATTATTGCTTTCACAGCGTTGTAGTGCTGGCATATTTCGCGTCTAGCGCACCAACCGCCCATGCAGGAGATCATGCCTGCTCCTTTGCTCTAATCGCCTCGTTAATTTCTCTGGCGTTGTTGTCACTGATGCACAAGCCAGTCACGATGCGGCAAGCACGTTCGCGCTCGGCAGCGGCGACAAGGGCGGCGAAGCGTTCAAGCGAGTCAGCCCATGCAATGTCGCACCCAGCCTCCCGCGCCATGCGGATCACATCATCCCTTTTCATGCCTTCCTCCCCCACAAGTAGCCCCAGCGTTTACGCCACGGCCCTGATGTTTCCTCATTCACCTCCCACATGATGGAATCGGCTTCGTTGAGCGCATGCTCCATCTCGCACAACACGCGGTCTTGCTCGGTGTTCTGTGCCGCTAGGCTGGCGCAGTTGGGGCAGCGGGGTGGGTGGGTGTAGAGGGGTATCTTCCACTTCAGGCTTCGCGGAGGAAACTGAAACCGCATTGTTGTGTTCATCTTGATTGAACCGTATGGCGATTCCAGCCACGCCACCGGCTCCTGCTCCGGCTGCTTCAGCGCGGCCTCCAACGCCCGCTCCGCATCACAAGGCTGCTCGCAACCAATCTCGCGGCGGTATCCGCGCAGGGAATTCAGCGCCTGACGCGCAGCGTCTCTCAGGTCAGTCATGGTTTCGCTCCTGTTCGGCGACAAGGGCGGCGAAGCGTTCATCACTGACCGCGTGCTCCAGCGCGGCGCGGAGGGCGGTGATGGCTTCGTTGAGATTCCGGTAGTCAGAGTCGCTCATGTAGCGTGTGGCCTTGTCCATTGCCTTCAGCGCCTGCTGGGCGGCTTCGCGTAGTGTGGTCATTGCTCCCCCTGCACTTCGTGCTGCATACCCATCATGTGCATAGCACGGCGAACCGCGTCGGTCAGGTCGAGCCAGTCATGCCATCCAATGACAGATGGAAGTTCAACTTTGGCGCACACCCCGTCAACCATCGTGACGGTAGCCATCAGCGTTTTCATTTCCTCATCGATGATCTCAATTCTCGTAGGGTAAACGGATAGCTTCATACATCCTCCACTTTGGCATACGCTTGTTTGGCCTCCTGCAATGCTGGGTGTTCTCCATCTGCTTCCATCAGTCGGTTCTCCAGCGTGTTGCAGTAGCTGATTAGGCGGCGCAATGCAGCACTTAGTTCGTTATTCACCGAATGCAGGCGGCGTAATTCAGCAGATGCGGCATCAGCAACAGCGCCCGGCTCAGATTGCAGGATTTCTGCGAGATATATGGCGTAAGGTTGTTTGCTGATGCGTTTCGCTCCCTGCTGGGCGGCGGCTCTCAAGTTAGTACTCATCTGGCT